GGCTGTGATACCAATTGGTATTGTACGGAATCCCGACCAGTTGAAATCATCAATTAAAAATCAAAAATATCCTATCAGGATAAAGTTGGGCTGAAGGTTCAGGATTTTTGATTTTGAGATGGAAATAAGGAAATTTTTAAATGTTGCTAATAAAATTAGCTTGGTATAAAACAGGTGACAGTTTTTCCATAGAATGCCCTAATGAAGATTTTGTTAGTTGGTTTATTGAAAAATGCCATATTCATGGTAATAATTTTAATTTGTCCACTGTTTTGCACAATCAACAAAGCAGATTTGTTGATGATGAAATCGTGGCCTTAAAAAAATGTATAAATTCTGTAAATGTATTTTTGTCAAAGATCAAATGGCCATTGATAGATGTGCCCAAAGAATTAGAGGATCAAAAAACTCTTAATCATCTTCATAAACAATGGGTGATGATACACAGACGGAACCCTCAGTTGGATCAACTAATGTTTAAAATTGATCCTGAGCTGTTTCAAAACTTCCACGATATAAATAAATTGATACATGTTATAGAATCCAGTTTCAACTATCATCTTAGAGATGATACTCTTTGGACAATAGATAATCCTTTTCCATTAAACAAAGACTTTTCAAATTATCATTTAAGTATTTGTCACACAGATTTTGGCAAAAGCAGTTTTGAAAAATGGGATACCAATGATGATTATCCCAACGATCCTGAACTTAGTAATTGGAAAACAATAGGTTCATCGTTGCTTTTAGATCTTCATTCTGGTCGTCGATATGATGGATTGCCTAAGTCATATGAGCAATATTGCCAGGAACATGGCATTGATATAGTTTCGCAATACTGGCCTATAGGCAATATTACCGATGCTGGAAAAAATTTAGGACAGATTCGGAAATTGTGCAATCGGAATTTCCAGATACAAGATAATCCATTGCAATTTGTATCGATGTAACTTGACAAAAGAGTTGGAAGTGTTTAAAATCTTATAGATGAGAACTGCAAAATTGATCATTAACGATGAAGTCAATGTCAAGATCGAAGGTCTAGAGCTTGATACACGACGCATTCTCGTCAACAAATTCAAATATGATGTACCTTATGCCCGCTATCTGCCAGCAGTGAGGTTGGGACGTTGGGACGGAAAGGTTTCATTTTTCCAACTCGGCGGAAGCACCTATGTGAACCTGCTGCCTGAAATCTTGGCTATTTTAGAGGAATACAATTACGACGTAGAACTGGACGACCGACGAGATTACCGTACTACTTTTGAATTTGAAACGGTGCAAGAACACACTTTTGCAGAACACAAGTGGCCCAAAGGTCATCCACAGGCTGGTGAATCTATCACATTGAGAGATTATCAAATTGAAATCATCAATGACTTCCTAGCCAACCCTCAGTGCATACAAGAAGTGGCCACGGGTGCCGGCAAGACCGTGATGACTGCGGCCCTGAGCCATGCTGTGACGCCCTATGGTCGATCGATAGTGATAGTGCCCAACAAGAGCCTGGTCACTCAGACTGAACGAGACTACATCAACATGGGCCTGGATACTGGAGTATTTTTTGGTGATCGCAAAGAGTTTGGTCGTCAACACACCATCTGCACTTGGCAGAGTCTAAATGTGTTGCTTAAAAACACCAAGAATCAAACAGCAGACATCACCATTGGAGAGTTCCTGGAGGATGTGGTATGTGTGATCGTGGATGAAGTCCACATGGCCAAGGCTGATGCATTGAAAACCCTGCTTACAGGTGTGATGTCACAGGTACCAATCCGTTGGGGATTGACTGGAACAGTGCCCAAAGAAGATTTTGAGTTCCAGGCCATACACGTGAGCCTAGGGCCCGTGACATCGCGATTGGCCGCAGCCGAATTACAGGATCGTGGAGTATTGGCCCAGTGTCATGTAAACATCGTGCAGTTGGTGGATCACGTGGAGTATACCAACTATCAGAGCGAACTTAAATATCTGTTGGAAGAAGCAGGTAGACTGGACACCATGGCTTCGGTGATCGCTAGAGTGAACGAAACAGGCAATACTCTCGTGCTGGTGGATCGCATCGCAGCCGGCGAAGAATTGGTGCAAAGACTGGGCGATCGTGCAGTGTTTGTATCAGGTGCCACCAAGGGCACAGAAAGACAGGATCATTATGACGAAGTGGCGGAGGCGACAGATAAAATCATTGTCGCCACTTATGGTGTGGCTGCGGTTGGTATTAATATTCCCCGTATTTTCAATCTGGTTCTTGTTGAGCCTGGCAAGTCTTTTGTTAGAGTTATCCAGTCAATTGGTCGCGGCATTCGCAAAGCAGAAGACAAAGATCATGTGGAGATCTGGGACATAACCAGCACCTGCCGGTTCGCCAAGCGACATTTAGCCAAACGCAAGCAGTTTTACAAAGAAGCAAGATACCCGTTTACACAGGAAAAATTAGAATGGATGAAGTGAAAAAAAATTTCAATTGGTTTAGAGATGATGGTATTTTCCTTCCAATGCTCAATGACAATGGTCGAAATCAATTTTATAAAAATGCAATAGAAAAAAGTGTTCAAGACAAAGTGGTCGTTGATGTCGGTGCCGGGACAGGCTTGTTAAGCATCTTGTCTGCAAAACATGGAGCTAAAAAAGTTTTTGCCATCGAAAGAGATCCGGGTAGATACCAATATGTAGTAGAAATAATAGAAAAACTGCAATTGCAGGACAAAGTTGAAGTGATCAACAGTGATTTTCTTGACATCGATATTCCTGCTGATATCTACGTAACAGAAACCATCAACACACAGATTTTCGGTGAAGATATACTTCAAATCGCCAACCATGCTCTTAAACATAAAGGAACGTTAATCCCTTCATCATTTGAAATTATTCCGGTTATTTTCCAGGATCATCCTATATTCATCGTGGACCAAACTCGTTCTGATTCATTTGAGTTTGACACCAGAGTCGATATTGATTCACTTTACAAACAAATCATCAACAAAGATGTTAAAAAAAGGCATCCAATGATGGACACTCTTTATCGAGCCAACCAACTCAATAAACTTTTCCAGATGTTGCCAAGATTCAATGATCTAAAACTCAATAAATTATGGCAAGGTCCGTCATTGATCATAGATCTCAATCAGTTTGTAGATATTGATAATATCATGATATCTCTTTCTCCCAAAGATATGCCAGAACAAAAACATGATTGGTATCTGGTTTTGTTTTGGAGAGCGAAATTCCAAGACGTTGTGTTGGATTGTCAAGATGCCTGGTTTGGTAACATATCTAAAATCATACGCATGAAATATCGACACCATGATGATGATATTCGTATTTGGTACAATGATTTTATCAAAGATTGGCATGTGACCTTTTGATAATCAATAAACAACTGCCAAAATGAACAGTCAAAACTGTCTGATCAACTGTGATTAATTATCGATATAATTGTTTGATATGGGCATGATCTTCCAGCGTCTGGTAGGCAACATGCCCAGGGCTCAGGGAACCATGATGCTGGAGATCGGGTCTGATCGCCACGAAGGCAGCACCATGTGCTTGGCCGATCTGGCACTACAACAGGAAATATCACTGTACAGCATAGACATTGATACAGCAGCAGCCTCAAGGGTAAAACATTCCGCTATCGTATGGCAACGTGCTATTGGCAGTGATTGGTGTCGAGACGTCCTTCCGACGTTGGGTAAAAAAATCAGCGTGTTGTATCTTGACAATTTTGACTACATCTGGGATGTCAATGAATATAATGCATCAATCGCCCAACAACAACAGCAATATATATCGAAATTTGGTTTGGTTATGAACAATCAAAACTGCCAGATTGAACACATGAAGCAGATGATATACTGTCTGCCTTACATGGCTGATCACAGTTTGGTTATGTGTGATGACACATATTTGTCCAACGATTGTTGGGTGGGCAAATGTGGTGGTGTGGTGATATGGCTATTGGCACAGGGGTGGCACCTAGCTTTGGTAAGAGATTGTGGTGTAATCTTGACAAGTCCTGGATATGAAGTTACAATAAACTCATGAGAATACTGACCTTAGATAATACACCTTACGATCTTGATACTCTACCAGAAGAAGTGGATGACATGAGATTCGCTATCTTGGATAATTCTGATCCTGCCAATCCTGATTATCATTACATACCATTGATATTCCTAGAAAGTTTTTCTGCACCAGCGTTGGTGTTACGCATTGGTACAGACACCATACGCATGCCAGTGGATTGGCAGATCTTGATCGGCGAACCTGATCTCGGAGATTTGGAAATGCTGCCACTGACATCTATCAACGACCGTGGATTTAAAGCATTCCAGTTCAATCCGCTGACATCATTCCGTCCCAGTTTTCCCGACATCGAAATCATAGACGTGTACCACGAAGTGGCATGGTATGCTCCCAAACTCAAGAATGGACAGATGCTGGCTGTGCCCGTGGGCGAAGGTCCAGATCCTGACTGTGTGTACTTTGTAAAAGACGTAAGCCGCAACTGCGAAATAGTTGATTACAACAAAGCATGGTAATAGTTGTCTGTGGTGACAGTTTTTGTGCAGCGTCAAATGATTCACGTGATCATTTCAGTCATCAATTGCAGGATGATCATGGTCATGAAGTGATCAATGTTGCTCGTGGAGGCATGAGTAACGTTGGTATTTGTTTCCAAATCCAGTACGCAGTTTCTCTAAGACCACACATCATAATCTTCAATAGGACCGAAAATGATAGAGTGGATTTGGTCATACCTGGACGAAAATTCAAGCCTCAAAACGGATTAAAAAATTTCATTTACGCCTATCCTGCAGAATCCACTTACGGAAAGTCGTGCGTGGGAGATGTCACCGCACCAATATTTTCTACAGTTTGGCAGGGGTTAGATCAGTCAAGATATGTACCTATCACATCTGAACAAATTACTGCTGTAAACTTGTATCTTAAATATCTATTTGATAATGAAATGAAAGATGAACTCGATTCGTGGATGTTTGATTACTGGATTTCGCAGATAGAAAAACAAGGTATTATTGCTATTGAAATAGTCAAGACGGGAATTGGAAAAATAATATATGATTTTGCATATGCAAACCCAAAGTATCCATCGGTATTCCATACCGATCGCCAGACACAAACATTATTGACCCACGCTTTGCAACAGCATATATCGAAAGGATGACTGTGTACGAAAAAAGTAACCCTACCGTTGCAGTAAAACCCACGAAATCAGCTCGACCCATTGACACCGATATCCGTAAACTGGAGAAACGCATCAGTGATCAGGATAAACTGTTACAAGAACTTGCGAAAGAAATACGCAGGCTCAAAAGCAAGTTGGACGCACATGCCGCAGTGATAAACAGCAATCGTGGATAAACTTTCTATACAGAACGAAATGCGATGCTTTGACGAAAAGGATCGCGATTTCTACGACAGTCTCACTGACGAAGAACGCAAAAAGTTCTCCAACTATCTCATGATACGCTGGGGTTCTTCTGTACATGGATCAAGAGAACTGCAGGAATTTTATGTGGTGGCCACCAATGAACGATTGAACAAGCATTTTTATGCGGTGAATCGTCATCCCAAACTGCAATGGCTCATGGCTACATCGGTGAGTCCGGGCATGGGTGTACATCGTCATCAGTGGATCGCACCCAAGAAAAAAGAGTCGGGCTCATCGGAAATCAAGAAGACCTTGATGCAACTGTATCCCACAATGAAGATGTCAGACATAGAAACACTGGCCGCTATCACAGACCCAAAAGAACTCAAGGAGCACTTGAAGAACATGGGGCAGACGTCATGAACGTGGAGATCCTGCCTAACTTCCTGGAGATATCTCAATGGATACAGTCTGTGACCTTGACTGAAAGATCCAGCCGCTGGAAGTTTGATGGCCTTACGCAAGACAACCAAGGCATCAAGTTTTGGTATCTGGATCTCACAGATGAAGAATTTTTTACTCGCACAATGTTCGACAAGATCTGCCGAGATACTGGTATTGATTGGCGACTGCATCGCGTGTATGCCAATGGTCAGACCCATGGCCTGCCCGGAGATCTACACCAAGATGTCATTGGCGAAGAACCCGGACGATATTTCACATTATTATATTACAGCCATGGACGCTGGGAACCTCAGTGGGGAGGACATACCATGTTTTCCGATCCCGTGACAGAACAAGTACTCAGTGTGTATCCCACACCCAATACTGCAGTGTTTTTTGATTCAACCATCCTGCACGCTGGCCTAGATCCCACCAGACACTGCCGCAACCTGCGTGTTACAGTGGCCTTCAAACTCGAAAAGCCATGACTCATCAGTGTCGTTACTGTGAGAAGACGTTCCAGAGAGAGAACAGTCTCGCTGTGCATGTGTGTGAGCCCAAAAGCCGATTCCAGGAACAGGATGAAACAGGAGTGCGATTGGGTCTTCAAGCCTATCTAAGGTTCTATGAAATCACGCAAGGATCGGCCAAACTAAAGACCTTTGATGATTTCGCAAGATCGCCTTATTATCGGGCGTTCGTGAAATTTGGCAGACATTGCGTGGCCATACGTGCAGTAAACACAGCAAGATTCATTGACTGGGTAGTTCGGCAGAATAAAAAAATCGATCACTGGTGCCGAGATTCGTTGTACACAGAGTATCTCACAGAATATGTGCGTACTGAAGATGTCAGCGATGCTGTGGCTCGTGCCATGGAAACTGCCATAGCCTGGTCTGAAGAAACAGGTTGTCCGGATAGAGATTATCTGCGGTACGGCAACGACAATGTGATCTGCTATGCTGTTAGCACTGGCAGGATCACGGCCTGGTGCTTGTACAATTCAGATTCAGGGCAAGCCTTCTTGGCCAGAATCAATGCGGATCAAGTGGCCATGATCTGGCCCTGGATAGATACGGATTTTTGGCAGCGGCGATTTGGCGACTAT